GAACTTAAAGATGGCACGATCATTAATAAGCCATTAGATAAAATGAATCATTGTCAAGATAGCCTGCGATATGCCGTTTATTCGGTATATTCTAAACGCAATGACTTCTTTATAATTTAAAAGCTATGGAAATAGGGAAAAATGGGAAAATGTTTCACAATGATTACCCCACGCCAAAATATTTATTTGATAAATGGAACAAGGAATTTAATTTTGATTTTGACCCTTGTCCATTAAACCACGATATTTCAAAATGGGATGGTTTGGAAATAGAATGGGGTAAATCAAACTTTGTAAATCCACCTTACGATCGAAAAAATAAAAATGCATTTGTTTTAAAAGGCATCGAAGAACATAAAAAAGGAAAAACAGTTGTTTTTTTGCTTCCGGTATCAACTTCATCTAAATTGTTTCACGATCATATTCTAGCGAATAATCCTGAAATTAGATTTATTCGTGGGCGTATAAAATTTAAAAACAACGAAAATGGAACCTTTGACAATATGCTTATTATTTTTAGGGCATAACTAGGCAAAACTTAAATTTGTATTTTTACGAAAAATTTCCTTAATGGCTTCAATACTGGATCGGTTCCGAAATTTAATAACGAAGAACGCAACACAAACGGCGGCTGAATATAACAAAGCAATTTACAACCAACTTGGGCATTCCGTTTTATGGAATACCGAAAACGATGACAATTATATTACCGAAGGTTATCGCCGCAATGCAACGATTTATTCGTTGATCAATATCATTACAAAAGCTGCGACGACCATACCCTTTATGGTTTATGAAAAAACCAAGGATTCGGAATACAAAAGATACAAAGCAATGCAATCCGGTGTTGCTGATCCAACTGCACTTTACAAAAGCCAACTGATTAAAAAGAATGCGCTGATTGAACTTGAAGGACACGAGTTGCAACAACTACTAGAAAAACCAAATGCGGCGCAATCTTATTCAAGTTGGATTTCTGAACTGATCGCATTCCGTAAGCTGACCGGTAACGGTTACATTTACGGTATTTCGCCTGAAACTGGTGCAAATGCAGGAAAGTTTACCGAAATGTACATTATGCCTTCGCAGGTTATGGAAATCATTTCAAACGGAATGTTAGAACCGGTTTCAAAGTATCGTTTAGAGTATAACGGAACTTATGATATGCCGGCAGATGCCATTTGCCATATCAAGGATTTTAATCCGTATTACGATGGAACGGGATCGCACCTTTACGGACAATCACCGCTTCGTGCAGGATTTAGATCATTAACAACTAACAACGAAGCCGTTACTACTGGTGTTAAATATTTACAGAATCAAACCGCACGCGGAATATTAATGTCTGAAGAAGGCGATATTAACGAAGTACAAGCGCAACAATTAAAAGATAAATTTAGAAGGCAACACCAAGGTTCAACCAATGCGGGTGATATTCTTATTACACCTAAAAAGCTTTCGTGGGTAAACTTCGGATTAAATGCTTCCGATTTATCGCTTATCGAACAATACAACGCTTCGGTAAAAGACCTTTGTAATATTTACGGCGTACCGGTTCAGCTTCTAAATAATACCGACGCTTCGACTTATAACAATATGAAGGAGGCGAAGAAAGCACTTTACCAAATGGCGGTTATTCCTGAACTTATGAAAATTCAGGATGAATTGAACCGTTGGTTAGCGCCTAAATACGGTGATAAAATTTGCATCGAATACGACTTTACTTCGATTCCTGAAATGCAAGAAGAAACCGAAAAGGTTGTTGATCAACTTTCAAAGGCTTGGTGGATTACACCGAATGAAAAGCGCGATGTAATGAATTACGGTATCGACGAAGAAAACGAACAAATGAACAGTTACTTCGTTCCGGCGAATCTTGTTCCTATGGATAACGATCTTGATTTAATCGACGAACCTATTGCACAACCACAACCGGTTCAAGATGACGTTGAAGATGAAGCTGAAGAAAAAATGCTAAAGGCTGAAAGTTATTCGAACTATCCACAAGGGGCAACCAATAACGCAAAGCGAATGTTAGAATGGCGCGAAAAATACGGTCGCGATGTAGTACAAGGCGGAACACCCGTTGGTTGGACTAGAGCAAATCAACTAGCAAATCGTGAAGCCCTTTCATTAGATACGGTTAAGCGCATTAATTCATTTCTAGCACGCCACGAAGATAACGCGGTGATTGCTGACGAATACAAAGACGAACCTTGGAAGGATAAAGGATATGTAGCTTACAACCTTTGGGGCGGTAAAGCAATGGTATCTTGGGCGAAACGAATCGCAGAAAATGGATAACGATGCCGCTACCGAAGCCAAGAATAAACGAAAGCGAAAGCGATTTTATAGACCGGTGTATCATAGATGCGGAAGTTCAAAACGAATTTCCGGATTTAGATCAAAGAATCGCCGTTTGCAATAACCTTTACCGACCAACCAAGAAATCATTGAATTACGACTTCGATGCCTTTTACAAGGGTATTCAACGTAAACGCGATATTCAGGAACGCAACTGGTCGCGTAAATTCGCACGGTTTTATTTTGCCGAATATCAAAAGGCGGTAAATCAATTCCTAGAAACAAACAACGTAAACGAACGCGGTTTATTTGCCTTTAAAGACGTTGAAGATTTAATGACTGGAATGTACGTTGGCGCAGGTTGGGAATTTGCTTCGTGGTATATGCGAAACTTTACCCGTTATCAAACCAAGGCGATTTCGACAAACCCGAATGAACTTCGCGGTATTTGGGAACAACAAATTTTGCAATACGCCAAGATTTATTCAGCTTCAAAGATTACGTTGATCCAAGGAACGGCACTTGATAAATTAAAGCGGATCACACGCGCCTTTATGGGTGATCCTGAATTTATGGCTTTAGGCATTAGAGAAAAGGCACGCATATTAAATAACAAGTTTAAACAGATAAGCCGTTGGCAAGCGAAACGAATAGTACGAACCGAAACCACAACGATAAGCAATTACGCAATCGATCAAAGTGCAACTGCAATGTTTGCAAAAGAACAACTGCAAAAAAGATGGATCACAAGCGTTGATGGTTTTGAACGCGATGCACACCGAATGGTCAATGGCGATGTAAAGCCTTACGATCAACCGTTTATTGTAGGTGGCGAAGCAATGCAAATGGCAGGCGAACCAACTGCAAGCGCAGCGAACCGCGTAAACTGCCGATGTATCGTTGTTAAGGTGCCAATACCCGACCAATTCGGGCAATAAAAATTTTATTAATTTTGGGGAAAATAGACAATATGGAATTTTTGTATAAGGCTTCACCGATTGGTGAACTACTAGATGCCGACGAATCGAAAGGTATCGTAAAAGGATATGGTTCTTATTTTGACAATAAGGATTCAGATTCTGATATTATTCGTCGTGGCGCATACCAAAAAACAATCAAAGAAAACGGTTCAAGGGTTAAATACCTTTATCAACACAATATGATGCAGCCTATCGGCAAGATGACTGAATTGTACGAAGATGAAAAAGGACTTGTTTTCGTGGCGGAAATTCCAAAAACAACACTAGGAAAAGACGTTGTTGAATTAATGAAGGCAGGGGTAATAACTGAAAATTCAGTTGGTATTCTGCCGATCGTCAAAGAAGATAAAGGCGACTATCGCGAAATAAAAGAAGTAAAGCTTTTTGAAATTAGCGCGGTTACATTAGCCGCTAACGATCAAGCCAAGATTCTTGACGTAAAAGGAACCAAGAACATTGAAGAATTATACAAGCGTTACGATAACATTGCGAAGCTATTGCGCAAAGGCGAAATTAGCGACGATATGGGTTACGCTTTAGAAGCTGAAATTTTAAAATTGAAAGCATTATTCGTTGATGCCACGAAGCCGGTTGATGAAACCACTTCGCCGGTCGAAGAAAAAGCTGACAATTCTGAAATTGAATCATATTTATTTGAAACTTTTAAAAAACGCTTTTCTTAAAAAAATGGAAAACTTTAAAAACCAAATCGACGAGTTAGGAAACTTGATCGATTCAAAACTAGAAAAAGCATACGGTCAGGCAGTTGAATCTGCAACTGGAAAAGCTGACGAAATGCTTAAAGGTGAAATCAAAAACCTTACTGAAACATTCAACGCAAGAATGGATGAAATGGAAACTGCTCGCAAGAAGCAATTCGAAGCAAGCCAACCAAAATCATTCAAATCTTCGCTTATCGAAGTTGTAAAAGGTGGCGCCCTTGATTCAATGATCAAAGGTCAGTCAAACGGTGCAGCTTTCGAAATCAAAGCTGATATGACAACCGGCGCTGACTTTACTGGTGAAGTTATCGCTGCTGATCGTGTTGCAGGAATCAAATTTGATCCTTCAAGATCATTACACATTCGTTCAATCATTCCGGTAGGATCAACTTCTTCAGATGTTATTCGTTTCGTAAAAGAAAGCGGATATTCTGACGGGTCTGCTGCTAAAGCCGAAGGAACTACCCTAGCACAGTCGGATTTCGATCTTACTGCAACTGACGCTAACGTTCAGAAAATCGGTGCTTACTTCCGTATTTCTGAAGAAATGTTGGCTGATACACCTGCACTAGCTTCTTACATTTCTGTTCGTGCTGCTGAAAAATTAATGGCTCAAGAAGATGACCAAATCCTTAACGGAAACGGTACTGCTCCAAACCTTTCAGGTATCATCACTGATGCTACTGCTTTTGCAGAAGGTGCGTTCGCAGATACAGTTGATTCA